TCGGCAGAGTGGCTTGTCCAATCATGTTTTGGGCGATCCCTAAATACTTTCTTATCATCATCCCACTCTCGTTGATATTGTCGTAAACACTCAATGCCTTCTTCACATCTATTATCAAACCAACAGCGAGTTAATGCAAGTCGTGTTGCTTGTATTCCGTCTTGAATTGACAGGTTTGGAACGATTTTTAAATGTTTTATGTCAATTTGTGCAGAAAATTGCTCGATTATGCTCTTACCACCGCTTGCCATAGTTTTTGCCCGTGCGTCATGGGGTAGGTAATGGTAGCCATACTTGTAGCCAAATTCTTCTTCTTTTTGTTGCAGTAATCCTGTGTAATATGGCACGGCTTGACCATTAGACGAATGGTGATCTAGTACCCGAATCTCACCGTATACCACCTGAAACCACCAAATGCTAGTGGAATCGTTAAACCCCAAATCCCACGCTGTATGGCATTCAAACATTGGATCGTAGTCAATAGTGGTAATTCGCTCTAAGTCCGTGATTCTACGCATTTCTTGACCATAGTAAGCACCAAGAATAGCGGCTTCAAAACTACAAAGGAATTCTTGTTCATACTGGTTGGCTGACATGGTAGCTTGAGCATCAGCTAATTCAGCGTCAGGCAATAACCCTGATACATCGGCTCTTAGCGTCTTAACATACCAATTAGGGTTCTTTTGGGCTTCGTTGTATATGTCGTAAAACGCATTATGTCCTTTAGGAGTACCAATAAAGGTAGCCCAGCCCTGTCTATCAGTAAGTAATGGCCGCACAATCTCGCCCCATAGTCTAGGCTTCATATCAGCGTACTCATCTAGCACTACCCCATCTAAATACAGTCCACGCAAGGCATCAGGGTTATCAGCACCAAATAAGCGTATCTTTGCCCCATTGACCAGTTCTACCCATAGTTCTGATTGATTAGCCTTAACAATAGCTGGTTCTGCAAATTTTAGTAAATAATCCCAAGCAATGTTCTTAGCCTGTGCGTAGAACGGGGCAATATAAGCGTACCTGCCGTCAGGCTTCTTATCCATGATGGCTCTGCGGATCGTATCGGCTATAGTGGCCACCGTTTTCCCTGCTCTCCTGTGACACACCAATACAGCCCAGCGTTGATCTCGTTTATGGAAGTCTAGGAACGCATCCCGTGATTTGTACGGATATTCGTACTTCTTAACTAATTCTTTCAATCTAGGAACTTGTGTTCGTGAATAATCTTGACAGGCTGATCTTCGTCACCTGAGTGTTCAGTACGGGCTAACTTAGGTAGGTGGTATTCCATAACTGATTGGAGCATCCCAAATGCTTTTTCAGGATTGGGTGGAACAACATAAACGGGATTACCCTCTGTGCTGAATTTTGGGTGACCTTCTTTATCTGTCGCTTGGATGCCATAAGCAACGCTCTGTAGCCATTCTTCCATTTTGTTGGCATTACCATCAACGAACCGTGCAATGGCTTCTCTAGCCATTCCTGTGCTTTTGTTGACTGCTCCTGCCTTGCGACCCACATTTAAATTGGGGTGTTCGCTATTTTTCGCTAATTTAGCGGTCATACCTTCACCAAGTGGTTGATTAAGATAAGTTAATTCTACTACTATTTGACTTCTTTATCCAAGTCTTTAACTTTATTGGCAATAGCGGCTCTACGCTCTAAACGCAATCTAAGGTTCTTTTCGTAGGTAGATTCTTTATGCGGTCTAAGCAGAGCGTTTTCTTTAGGGTACTTGTGGTTCATGTGTTCCATTACATATCCTTCATCTTTTGACGAATCATATCTTTTCTGCTTTGTGGCTTGGCAGTCTTGGCTGATTCTTTAAAATCTTTAGCAGTTGGGGCATTTTTGCTTCCAACTTTGTTCATTTTTTCACCCGAACCATGTTTGATTCGTTCCTGTTTAGCATGAATATTTGCGTAAAGTCCGTTTTTCATTAACATTTCCACCTTGCTCTTGCCGCTTTGCCCCGTTCCCCATTCCATCCTGCCGATCTAGCACAAAAACTATCATGTCTAGAGCCTGATGATTGGGGTGCTTTTAAATCACTACCATTCTTTGCGTTATACGCCTTACGACCAGCTTCGGTCATTCCTGCACCTTCTTCTACTGACTGATAATGCCGACCCTTACCTTTAGTGGTCTTGCTTATCGGCTTATCGTGCTTTTCTACCGCGGCACGGATGGCATCTTTACGATTCAATCTTTTTCGCCAATATATTTGTCGTACTGGGCTTCTAAATTAGCTTTGCGTGTGCCTTTAGCGTATTCACGCTCAGTATTTAGGGCAATAGCAAGTGCTTGTTTTTTAGGCTTACCAGCTTTAACTTCAGCTTTGATATTTTTGCCGACAGATTCGGCTGATCCTGATTTATCTAACGGCATGATTATCCTTAATCAAATGATTTTCTGTACATCAAACTTACGCCACCCTTACCCATTGGTTGACCCATAAACTGTGACTTATTAGGGTAATAACCAGCAGAAATGCTTTGGTCAGGGCCGCCATAGCTAACATCAATACCGTTTATAACGGCAGGAATGTTGTATTTATTGTTTAAGACGCCTTGACCTGAAACGCCAATACCTAAATTGTTGCCTGATTCATTAGGGTCAAATTGATAGCCAGCACGACCTTGTACCATTGTTCCAGCTTGACCCATTGGTATTGCTCTACCGCCAACATCTACTTTACGCAATAAATCGGCAAGCCTAATACCTTCATCTGATTCACCTTCAGGTAAATTGTAAGATTGGGGTTTGAAATAATCCACGATTAGCTTTTAAATTTAAGCAAGTAAATGGTTGTGTCAATTTCTTGGGCGATATTGTCAATAAGCTGGCAAATCTCTGTGTCTTTTGGCAAATCTGCACGGGCATCTTTAACAAACGCTTGTAAAGATTGTAGGTATGCCAAAGGTTCTTTTGGCTGGTGATATGTAGCAGGGAATTCAGTAATCTGACCGTAGCATCCAAAGTAGGCTTCAGCTAGAGCATCTGTATGCTCAATAATGTTCTCGTAGAACTTGCCTAAAGCCTTATGTTTGGCGTAAGACTTGGTAGCCCAATGGAAAAAATGGGTATTAGTCCCCGAATGTAGCAATGTTGCTAGGAATAATGCCATTGATTTATCCATAATACGCTCCTTTTAATCTATTTTATAACACTTTTCTAGTAATACCTAGTGCTCTAATTGCGGCTTCTACACTATCTACACGACTAATTGCACCACCTTTCCATTTACCTAAAAAATCTAATTGGTCAGGAGTGAACTTGGCTTTAGCATCTCGCTTGATTTCCATTAATACGGTTTCTCCAGCATAACCAACAAGCAGGTCAGGGCATCCGTGTTTCATTGCGGCAAGTGACACCACAGTAGCACCAGCATCTCGTAATGCCTTAACTATTTCTTTATGATTTGTATCTATTCGTGCGTATGTCATTGTTTTTAAATTAAAATAGATTAGTATTGGCTAACTTTACCATTATAAAGGCTTGGAATGAGCAAACCAGCGTGTAGTGAGCAAGAGTTTATCGCATTATTTAAAGAGCACCGATCCCCTACGGCTGTGGCTAGAATACTAAATGTCGATACTAGAAGTGTAATTGCCCGTAGAAAAAACTTAGAAAAAAAGCACGATATTGTGCTTGAATCTAATAATAATCGTGGCGTTCCTAGATTTGCTATTCCTGAAAATAAGATACGCTGTGAATATGAGTTAAAGAATGGAATCATTATGGTAGGGTCTGATTGCCATTACAACCCTAATTACATCTCTACTGCCCACCGTGCTTTTGTACATTTTACGAAACACTTAAAGCCTAATATGGTGATTCTGAATGGCGACTTGTTTGATTTTGCACAAATTAGCCAGCACAACAGAATTGGCTACCAACAGCACCCAACAGTCCAACAAGAATTAGAAGAAGTACAAGCACGATTAGGCGATATTGAAGCTGTACGCCCTGCTGGATGTATATTGCACCGCACCATTGGTAATCACGATTTACGCTTTGATGGTAAGTTGTCTAATGTTCTTCCCCAGTATGAAGGCGTTAAAGGTATGTGCCTTGCTGACCACTTGTACGGCTGGTCATTTAGCTGGTCTGTAGTGGTCAATGACAATACGATGATAAAACACCGTTGGCACAATGGTATTCATGCTGTCTACAACAATATTTTGAAGGGGGGGATGAGTATGGTCACGGGCCATCTACATTCATTAAAGGTTACCCCGTGGACTAATTACAATGGCGATATGTATGGGGTCGATACTGGAATGATGGCGGCAGTCAAAGATGAGCAGTTTATGTACCACGAAGACGCATCAGTCAACTGGAGAGCGGGCTGGGCAGTATTGACTTATGTTAACGGTCATCTTATGCCACCCGAACTATGTCAAGTTATTAATGAGGATGAGGGTCTAGTATTTTTTAGGGGTGAACTACATGAGATTAAGTCCTGAAGCATTAAAGCATTTGTATTCCAGTCTTTACTGTACTTACCCATTTACTAAATGGCCTATGCCTTTGCCTGAAGAAATAGAATTTGTAGTAACGCCTGATCCCGAAGTGATGGGTACATATCTGCTAGATACGGGCGGTGACTATAGCCATACCATTACTATTTCATCAGGGCGTTGTAGTCACTTCTATACTGTTTTAACCACCCTTGCTCATGAATGCGTACACATGAGTTTTTATAAACAAAAAG